GAGCCGCTCTACCTGTTCGATTTCCAGATCGGCACCAGGCACTACCGCTACACCACCGCCGAGTCGGAGCAGACATACAACCTGTTCGCCTGGGCGCCGGCGGCGATCGAGCGCGGCCGCAAGCAGATCACCAACCGCATCGACGATGCGCGCATGGACATCACCTGCGACCGCGAGTTGGATATCGTGCTGCGCCTGCGCCAGCCGCCGCTGCCCACGCCGTGCCGGGTGACGATCTGGAAATCCCACCGCGGCGAGACCGATTGGATCCAGGATTGGCAGGGCACGGTGACCCGGCTGCGCCTGGGCGATGCCGATGCGACCCTGCGCTGCGCGGCCCAGACCGCCTTCAACGACGTGCAATCCCACCGGTTGTACTACAGCACCACCTGCCCCTATGTGGTGTACGACGAGCACTGCCTGGCGGACCGCCAGTTGTTCCGCGTGCCGGGCACGGTGAGCGCCATCTCCGGGCTGGACGTGACCGTGCCCGCTGCCGCCGGCCTGCCGGACGGCCGCTTCACCGGCGGCATGATCGAGTGGCCGCATCCCACCGACGGCGCCTTCGCCAGGCGCTGGATCGCCAGCCACGCGGGCGACGTGCTCACCCTGGTGGAGCGCACCGGCACCCTGGAGGTGGGCACGGATGTGTCGCTGTACTGGGGCTGCGACCGCAGCAAGGACGGCGCCTTCGGCTGCGCGAGCTTCAACAACGTGCCCAACTACGGCGGCGAGCCCTATATGCCGCCCGACAATCCCTTCGGCGGCAAGACCCTGTTCTGACGAGCGCGCACCATGGAACAAATCATCGTCTCGATCATCCTGCTGTACGTCTCCGGCCTGCTGCTGCCCACCCCCAAGGGCCAGGCGCCGGAGCCCGGCGAGCCGGGCAACATTCCGGTGGCCAAGGAGGGTGAGCCCATCCCGGTGGTCTTTGGACGGCCGGTGATCAGCGCCCAGAATGTCGTCTGGTATGGTGACCTGCGCGCCGACCCGATCCGCAAATCCGGAGGCAAGAAGTGACCGAGCCGGTGATGGTGCGCCACGCGGACCTCAAGCACCCGCACCTGAAATACTGCAATCCGGGTACTCGGCTGTTCTTCGACCGGTACGGGCTGGACTGGCGGCGCTTCGTGCTGGAGGGCCTGCCGGCGGCGGACTTCGAGGCCACCGGCGACGCCATGGCCATTGCCTTGGCCGAGGTGGCGCGCGCCCGGGTGGCGGCGGAGGCCGGCCAGCATGTCTAGCGGCGGCGGCAAGCAGACCGTCGGCTACCGCTACCATATCGGCTTTCGGGTAGTGCTCAGCCACGGCCCGGTGGACGGCTTCCGGCGCATCCTCTACGACGGCCGCGAGGTGTGGTCTGGCGACCTCACCAGCTCCGGCAGTATCGACGTGGACAAGCCGGACCTGATGGGCGGCGAGGGCCGCGAGGGCGGCATCGTGGGGCGCTTCACGGTGACCTTCGGCGATGCCGCGCAGACCGCCAACGCCTACCTGCAGGGCGTGCTCGGCGGCGCGGTGCCGGCCTTCCGCAAGCGGCTGTCGGTGATTGCCGAGCAGATCTACTATGGCACCAATCCCTACCTGAAGGATTTCTCCTGGCAGCCGCAGCGGGCGCTGTCGCGGGAGGTCAACTGGTACGACGCCAAGGCGGTGGTTGGCGACGGCCATATGAACCCGGCGCACATGATCGTCGACGCTATCACCAGCAAGGCCTATGGCGCCGGGCGGCCGCTGAGCGTGATCGACGACGCCGCTTTCCGCGCGGCGGCGGATACCCTGCACGCCGAGGGCTTCGGGCTGAGCCTGCTGTGGACTTTCGGCCGCACGCCGGACGCGGTGCCAAAATTCCTGCAACTGGTGCTCGACCACATCGGCGGGGTGATCTACCCGGACCCGCGCACCGGGCTGATCCGCCTGGTGCTGCTGCGCGCCGATTACAGCGTGCCCGCGCTGCCGCTCTACGATGACTCCAACGCCCGGGTGGCGGAGTACGACGAGGCGCAGATCGGCGACACGGTCAACGAGGTGGTGCTCACCTATACGGCGCCGGACAGCGACCAGCCGCGCACCATCAGCGCGCAGAACATCGGCAATGTCAACGCCCAGGGCCGTGTGGTGAGCCGCGCGGTGGACTACCCCGGCATCGCCGACGACGACCTCGCCCTGCGGGTGCTGGACCGCGACCTGCGCGCGCTCTCCACGCCCCTGGGCACCGCCCGCCTCGAAGTCAACCGCAGCGGCTGGGATCTGTCCCCGGGCGCGGTGATTCGCGTGAGCAGCGCCCGGCTGGGCATCACCGAGGGCGTGTTCCGGGTGGTGGAGGTGGAGGAATCCGGCATCGCCGACCAGCCGACCCTCTCGGCGCGGGTGGTGCAGGACGTGTTCGGCCTGGGCGCTGGCAGCTATGTGGTGCGCCAGCCCACCCAGTGGGTGGACCCTGTGGTGACGGTGACCGACATCACCCAGGTGATCCTCCAGGAGATCCCCTACTACCATCTGGCGACCAACCTCAGCCCCGCCGACCTGGCGGCGCTGTCGCCGGATTACGGCCTGTTGCAGGCCTTCCCCGCCCGCGATCACCAGAGCTGGATGAGCTTCGACATCCACTACAGCCCGGACGGCGTCACCTACGGGCCCGAGCCGGTGTCCCTGGGCGCCGGCACCTTCGCCCCAGTGATGCAACTGGCCGCGCCCATCGGGCCCATGGCTGTCGGCGTGTCGTTCTCCAGCATCATCGACGGCCAGCTGGTGAGCGTAGGAAATTACGGCGTGCTGATCGAGGGCGCCGTCGAGGAGATGGTCGAGATCACCGCCTGGGATCCTGGTGCGGCCACCGCGACCCTGAAGCGCAGCGTGATGGACAGCGTGCCGCACGCTTTCAGCACGGCGGCCAAGCTCTGGATCACCAGCTTTGCGGGCGGCTTCGACAACACCGAGCACACCGACGGCGAGACCGCCTGGTACAAGCTGCTGCCCCGCAACCGCGACGGCGTGCTGCCGCTGGCCAGCGCCACCGGCCGCAGTATCACCTTCGCCAACCGCGGCAGTAGGCCCTACCCGCCCGGCAATGTGCGCATCAACGGGCAATATTTCCCCGTCGCATTCACCGGCAATCCGCTGATCACCATCGACTGGGCGCACCGCGACCGCGTGTTGCAGACCGCCGGCCTGACCGCCTGGACCACCGGCAACATCGGCCCCGAGCCCGGCACCACCTACAATCTGCGGCTGTATGGAGAGACCGACAGCCTGTTGCGCACGGAGGCGGGGTTGACGGGGGTGACCTACGAGTGGGTGGATGAGGATGCGGATAGCGGGTTGACGATTCCTGGGGCTGGGGTGACCTTCAATGAGGATACCTTCGACACCGACAGCACGGCCAGCTACACGCAGTTCGCAGATACCGCTGGCACTTGGGCGATCTCTGGTGGCGAACTGGTGGCGACGGGTGGGACTCAGGATGTGTTCATCCGGGACGGATTTTCGTACACCGATGTCGCGATCGAGGCGGACATCAATCATGCCGAAAACGGCGGGCTGGTGCTGAGGTTCGTGGATAACGCTAATTACTATCTCATGATCCTGCACGACGACTCCGGCGCAGTTCCGTCCAAGAACATCCGCTTGTACAAGCGCCTGGCTGGTTCATTTACCGAACTGATCAACGCCGACATCGCGTGGGCGCGCGGCACATCCAAGCGCATCCGATTCCAGGCGGCAGGCACGACCCTGACGGCGCTGGTTGACGGCGTGGAGGTGTGGTCGGCATCAGATTCCTCACACGCCGGTCCGGGTGGCGTGGGGATGCGAAACCACGCCGGCCAGCAAACCAAGTTCCAGGCATTCCGATGGAATATCCAGGGCACGCCATCCGCACGCCTCAACGGCCGCATCCGCGCCGAGCTGGAGAGCCTGCGCGACGGCCTGACCAGCCGCCAGATCCATAACATCACCGTCGACCGGGCGGGCTGGGGCTACAACTGGGGCAAATACTGGGGCGGGCTGTGATGCCGCGTCCGCCAATGACGATTCACTGACCAGGAGCACCACATGTCCGCGAGTACGGAACCCAGAAGCGGCCTCAAGTACGGCTGGAGCCTGGGCGAGAGCGGCTGGAATGCCCAGATGGATGCCAACCTGCTGAGCGTCGGGCGGTTTGGCTATCACCTGAGCGTCCTCGACCGCAATCTCGCCACCCCGCCCGGCACTCCTGCCGCGGGGGATACCTATATCGTCGCAGCTGCACCCACCGGCGCCTGGGCAGGCCATGAAACCGAAGTCGCCGTCTGGGACGGCGCGGCCTGGGTGTTCGGCGCGCCCCGCACCGGCTGGCTGGCGTATATCGAGGATGAGCAGAAGCTCAGCATCTTCAAGGCCGGCGCCTGGTCGGCGGGTATCGCGATCTGACCGCCGGGGTCTGGATGGCCTCCTGAAGGGGCGGGGTCTGGATGGGTTGTTGAAGGGGCGGACCTAGCGCACCACCCCGCCGCCGCGCTTGCCCACCCAGGCCTCCAGCGCCGCCACCGCATCGCCGGGGATGAGCACCCCCACCTGCACACAGCCGACCCGCTCGGCATCCTCCGCCGCCAGCCGGCGCAACTGAGCCACCACCCGGGCCGTCGCCTGGCGCGTTGTGTGGTGCCTATCCGCCGCCTGCTGCACGGTGCGGCAGCGGCCGGC